CCTCCTACTGTCTTTAATGCTTCTAGCTTTGCTTCTGAATTGATGGATAAATATCCTCCTACTGTCTTTAATGCTTCTAGCTTTGCTTCTGAATTGATGTATAAATTTCCTGTAACTTTTTCTAAGTCCTTATAATCATTTAAATCTGAATTATTATATATTTCTAAATCCCCTTTATAGATTTTCATAGTTATTTAAAGAATACAAATTAATTAATTGGATAAAATACTAACGCGTTAATTCCATTATCGCCTTTATAAATATCATCCTCCAGAATAGCCTTGTTTTTTCATCTCTTCTGTTATTTCTTCTTCGTAAACATCTCCATTCCAAGTTGATTCTGGAACATAGGTATTAATTCCAAAGTCTTTTGTAAGTGGTGAATACTTATTTCCCTCCGCATCACTTGATAATATGACTTCTCTTTCGCCGTCTTCTTTTTCCAATAACTCTATTAATTCTTTTACTTTCATGGTTATTTGTTTAAATTAATCTTCTTTTTTCTTTAACTAAAAATATGTTATATAATTTAATTCTTCTTGTCAAGTTTCTTTACACTTTTATTTTTAAATTCTTGATATAAAGTAACAAAGTATTGATCTCCTAATTTCTTTTTCCTATCCCACAAAGCCTGTCGACCTACACCAAATACAAAAGCTATTGTTGCCCAACTTTCTTTAGTTTCTTTTAATATTTTTTTCCCTACTACTATGTCTCTTTTTTTTCTCCAATCTTTAATTGTCATATTTATTTTTTAATATTTATTTTTAAGTTCATGATGTCTATTAATAGACAAATTTGTTGCAAAGTTTTTAGATGTTCTAATGTACTCTAATAGTATTTTTTGCTTACCTTTTAGTTGATCAGATATGTAATCGTGTTCTGCTATTGATTGGTTTACTATATCTAAATATCCTATTAATCTATTTGTTAATTCAATAACCATTTCAGGACTTTGTATATCCGTCATCCTTTTAGCAACTTCGATATCGTTTGCTATTTCCTGTCTTAATTGGTCAGTCATCATCTTCCCCCTCTCTATTCCTATCTAATACAATTTCCCATTCACTTCGATCTAATTCGTATGCTTCTTGTGTCATATTAATTATCTAATGAATTATAAAAATCCTCATTTATTGTATTTGCTTTTTCTAATATTTCGCTTTCTTTAACAGCCTTATCAAAAGATGCTTTATCCCAATATATTGGAGCATCTACTCCTTTTGGTGGAAAATATGCGTTGTAAGGCTTTCCTGATTTAGAGGTGCCTATTCTATTAGTATATATAATTCCATTAATTTTAGAGGTATCTGGACTCGGTTTTTGGGTATTCTTTTGGGTGTCTTGAGGTATTAAAGAAGATTTTGTTTTGTCGCCATCGTCATCTTCTTCTCCCATAACATTAAGGAGGTTCATTATCAAATACCTTCTTGCATAAGTAAGAAACGATCCTAACTTTTGGGCATCTGTTCCATAATTAGGAATTTCTAATTCTGATCTCAAAGATTCTCCCGACCTATGTTTAAGTTCTACAATTTGCTTATTCTCCTGAATTGTTGCGATTAAGACAAAGTTGTATTGAAAACAAAGTGGCTTATACATGTCTAAAATCATATCTAGTGGAGCATATCTATACCTGTCATCATATCCTGATTCTGTCTTAGGTGGGTTTTTGATTTCTTTTTGTATTCCAAAAAGATCATCTAAAAATGTTGATTCTTTTGTTTCTTTTTTAATTTCCATAATTTAAAGTTGATTGAAGATTTAAATAAATTATTGACGTTAATATCCATACTATAAATACTATTACTGCTATTATCCTTATTGTTTTTGTCATATTAATAAATTTCAAAGATAATAGTTTTTTTGTCGCCATCAACTTTGATGTCGTCTTCATAGTTTTCAAGATCTCCTAAGGTTAATTCTTTAAATAAGAATATTAATTCTCCCTCGCATTGATCTGTATTATTCGTTTGTTCGACTTCGCTTAATTTCATAATTTTGAAGAAATAAATTTATATTTAATATATTACTTAATGTTTTATTCTTTGTCAAGTTTCTTTACTATTGGTTTCTTGATTTTATGTAGTCGTTTATTTCTCGACCAATTTCTCTCGCAAGTTGTTGATAATTATATATGTTGAATGTAGGTTTTGGGGTTCTTAGTCCCATTGCAATCCCCTCAATATTTCTATAATAATCTCGATGAACATAATGAAGTGTCTCAAATGGTTCGTCTTTATGTTTTTTTGCTGAAAGTTTTAGAATAACAACAGTCAGTGATGGGTAATGTTTTATTCCTTCTATTTCGTATTTGTTTGCCATGTTTTTTAATTAAAAAATATTATAAGAAATTATAATATATTTAATTTATTTTGTAAAGTCTTTTTACTTATTTTTTTTATATCGTTTTATTTTCTCTTTACAATCTTCAATGATATTAATCAAATCATCCTTACTCCATTCATCCTTTTTCCATTTCAAAGCATTAAGTTCCTGAATTATCCCAAAGCCATAATCCCTCTCAAGATTTTCCGCATATACATTCAGGTTCCCTGATTTAACCATATTACACGAATAACAACCACAATGGTTATTTCTTTCATCAAAATCTAACCAATATGTCATTCCCCTAGTCCCCCCATGGACAAAATGAGAACAATACATAATCCCATCACTCTTTTTAGGACAGGTATAACATTGTCTTTTATCTCTTAATACTATGTATTTATGGAAATATCCTAACGCTAACTTATATAGTGCTTTTAGGGGTTTCTTATAATAGGTTTCCCGTTTCATATACCGATAATCATCTTTAAAAATTCAATAAATTTGTATTCCAACCAAACTAATATTATAAATAACATTAAAGATACAACGATAACGAGAAAAATAAGAGGAATAATAAAAATAATTGCTAATACAGTTTCCATTTTTAAAAACCTAAATAAAATTAAAAGTTTTACAAAATATAAGAACGATCATTATCGCTAATATTATTCCACAACATCCCCAGTCATCTTCCATTAAAATTTTTTAATAATTATCTTTTTTTTCTAAATTTAGATTCTAAGTCCTCAAGATATAAATTAATAAGTATGTTAAGAATTTTGGTAATGGAAAAAGAGAGGGACTTACTCGCCCTCTCTAGTTCATCTTTGTGTTCATCCGTTACTCTTAGGTAAATGTGTTTCAATATTGTATTCTCTAATATAATCTATAATACTATTTCCTTTTTCATATTCATTTATGAATGATAATAGTCTATCAGACCATCCACTTAAATTCACAACCTTTTGTCCAGTAATATCTTTTGTTCCATATCCCTGTATATCAATTGCATAAACAAATGGATCGCTCTCAGTTGCTTTTTTATATTCTATATATGAACTTTGGACAGAACCACCCCATAAATTCTCGGTCCATGATTCATTATCCGATAGAATTATAATCCTGTCATACTTAGTTCCAGTCTTAGTCGCATATTGGAATACTAAAGATGTTTGTGTTCCACCCCCATCTACATTTTGTAAAATCTTTTCAACAATATCTACGCAAGGTGAAATTCCATTTAATGTAATTCTTTTAATACTCGTATCATACATAATTACCTCTACGTCATCGGATGCCTTAAATAAAGCAGATGCAAATGGAGCTGCTTTTTCAATTGCACCACTCTGCATTGAACCTGACATATCAACTGCAATTAATGTCTTTCCTTTTAAGGAAGGCAAGTTCAATAATGCAATATCCATCGCTTGTGCGATGGCAGTCGAAAGTAACTTACTACCTTTCACATTTTGATATGCTGTCCAAAATCTAAATGGTAATTGTTTCGATTTTAAAATCTTCTCTTTGTTAGTTAATTGCTCAACCGCACATTGTAAAGTTTCTCTATCTAAGTCATTCTTTAAAAAATTATTCAAATTTCTAATCAAAGCCATATACCCTAATTTACCTTCTACAATTAATCTTTTCCAGTCTTCTTTCTTATTCTTAGATGTTGAAATCACTGATTCCCAAGTATCGACTGACTTTAATTTTCCAGTCATTAAATCTTTCCATGCCAACTTTTGTTCATCGTTCGCAAATTCTGGATTAGGATGAACTAAATTAAAAATATCTACAAGTTTAACTTTCTTTCCTTCACCTCTATATTTACCCAGTTGATAACGATTAAACTTTAATAAAGCATGTCTTAATCCTCTCTTAACTTGTTTAGGTAACTTACCATCAAGATAAGAAACAAGTTCAGTCATATCATCTACTCTTTCAATAGTTTCGGTTATAAATTGATGTTTAATACTTCTATTCTTTGCAAGTTCGCCAAGTAAAATAATTGGAACCGATCTTAAATGAAATTCTTTTCTAGTAACTAATGCTAATTTTGAAACAAATAAAGAATCACATTGTGGAATTAAATTTTTAATTCTTTCTATTCTTTCGTCACCTGATTCGTAATATTTATCTTCTAAAAACGTGGTTAAAACCGCAAAGGTTAATTCTGTTTCTGGATTGTGAGAAAATGCTTTCCCTCCAGCTAAGTTAATTGTTTTATTTGAAATCACGGAATTAAATTTCGACATGGCTTTAGGTTAAAAAATTAAATCCTTATAAGTGTGGTGAATATATAAATAGTTTATTTTCGTATTCATTCTTGCGAATGGTCTGTATCGAAACAAACAAGCCAAATTTTAGAAGTAACTATTCATTCACACCACCTAGGAGGGCAAAATCTAAACGGAAATTTATCGCGCTCTAATCCCTGAGCTACTTCCATCAATTTTAGGATGGAAGGTTGGACTCAAACCAACGACCTCGTCATTAAGGATTGAAGTAACCGTTTATTTATCCCTCTTAGGTGGAGATATTCGAGACAGAAAAGATGTTTTATGACTTCACAGTCTAACTAAATTGTAAAGAGATTTGGTTGAAGTATCTGTCTTATAACCCCACTTACTAAGATTTAATTTTAAAAGAACATTTATTTAATATAAGTATAGCAGACTGATATATTATTGTCAAATAAACTTATATCCTTTCGGTTAACGGGGTGATATTAAGAGTAAACCTCTTTAGTTTCATTCTATTTATCCGTTTTATTATCGGTAGAATTAAGCAAACTAACAAAGAAAACTACAACTGTATATCGTCATAGAAACAAGGTGAGCCTAGTGCGTTACTCATTACCTTCGATTTTTTACCTTCTATCCTTTTCGGAGCGAGGGTGGGTTCTTTTGCTATCTTTTATTTATACTGGCTTGAGTTTCCCAGTCGGTTAGCTGTTCTCCCCAGAACAAAGTGCCGCCCCATAAGAGGTTTTATAGACAACAAAAAGCTCCTCTTGCGAGAAGCTATTTGCTATACCTTTGAAAATATATGGTTACACAATCTTGTGATTGTGAATTGTATTCAGTTGTATTTGGTTTAATAACCATAACAATTCAAAGGTGATAAATAATTGTTATTTAAATATACACATAAATTCGATCTTTTGTCAAACAAAAAAGAGTCCTGCCCGTGACTCCTTTCTGTTTATTAAATTGTATATTGCTCTTTAATTTTGCAAGTAGCATTTTTAGATTCCTTCGGAAAAACCTAAGTTCATCTCTAATATGCTAATTTCTATAAGTGTATCACAAGTAAAACAAAAAGGAAACTCTCTAGTTCCCCTTTTGCTTTTACTTATCTGTTATTTCTTCAAATCTATTATACCTCTTTTGTGAAATTAAATCCATAAATACTAAAATTTTTTTTAAAACCCTCGCTAGCTTTGAAAGGTTGGTTATTTGGATTTTCTGGAACTAATTTCTCATTGTCTAATCTGGTATATTGATATTGTTTATCTGGATTCTCTAATGCTTTACCTAAACAAAAAAAGAACATATCCTCAAATGTTTTCTCTGGAATTTGTCCTTCACTTAATCTTTCATATTTTAGTCTAAATATTTTTCCGCTTACAAATCCATTTACTATGGGTCTATAATCTACTTCGCATAAAGATATATCTCCTCTGTGAATTACAGTGACCATATTCTCTGGCAGTTTTTCCATAAAATAGTTTTAATAAATAAAAAAACCTCACTGGACTTTCGCTTTAGTGAGGTGTTTATGTTGTGCAATTTCGTTCAAAATTGTGTTAAACCTTTAGACAATACGGTTTTTGAGTCTTTATTCCAATCAAACAAAATCTTATCAATTGCTCTTAATACCATTGTGGAAATAGTTATTACTTCTGGATTCCATGCTTGACCTGATACCCATGTAATTATAATACCTGGTAATGCACAAACTATATACCTTAGAAGTTCTTTTATAACTTCCCATATTTTCTCTTTCATTAATTAAATTTAAAAATTAAAAAACTGTAAATAATCATTTTGGTCTTCTGGATTAATCATATATCACTCCTTACTCCGATAAATTTACCATCTTCAAAAAGAGGTAATGGTTTACAATCATCGAACAACATACACTGGTGACATATCAATTTCGTCTCCGTCTCTAGTTTGTCCCCTAACACTTCCATCATCAATCGGCTTAAATATATCTTTTGATCCTCTACCATTCCTGTCATATTCTTTGCTTCGAGTAGGCAATTTGGTATCATCTAATTTTTTATAATAAATAAATTCACGACCAAAGCAATCTTTTGTTTTTATCTTCTTATATCTTGCCACTTAATTTCTTTAAAATCAAATTCAATATTTCACTCCATGAATAAGTTTTATTTTGATTACCTATTTCTAAATTCATTATCACTTCTTGAAGATGTTTTATATCAAGTCCTAAATTATTTATCTCAACAACTTTTTCTGAAATAGTTTTCTTATTTTCTACGAGTTCTAAATCTTTTGCGGTTATTTGTGATTTTAATATCTCGATTTGACTAACTAAATCTGCGATTATAATCTCGTGTTGGTCTATTGTTGGTGGAACTTCGTCACCTGATAATTGAATATCGGTAGGATAAGTTGACCACTGTGCCCACTTATTAGAAGTATCCCCAAAATTCCAAAAAGACAATTTAGTGTTTCTATCTAAAGCATCAAAAATCCATCTCCAACCATTAAAATATAAAGCGACGTGATGATGTGGTTCTGCTGTTACTCCATTCCATTCCCCTAATAATTCACCTTTTTTAAATCATCCCATTCTAATTTGTTTATCGTGAACGAACTGAATATAAAAATTATTCCCTTCGCCATAATCTAAACTAGAAAAGTTGAAATAAGTATCTCCGTCTTTTTGAGTAATGAAAGTGTAAACAGTTCCATCACAAGGGGCATAAATCTTCTTGTCTAAAACTCCTCCTGTATTTCCAAATCCAAAATCAAATGCACAATTACCTTGTGATTCCCCGTGTGGACTTTTTGTGATTAATAAATTGTTATTTCCTTGAAAACTAGATAATTTCATATATTTATTTTAATAACTATTTTTTTCCACCATCTTTTTATAAAATTATAAACCAAATATATCTTACTTTTTAATTCTAAGTAAAATATATCATACTTATCAATACTGTTTTTTCGTTGGATAAATCTAAGTTTTTGTTGAAGTAAAACATATTTATCTCTATATATGTCAATTTCACTCCGTAGGTATCTTAATTGAGAAGTATATTTGTCTTTAAGTATCTGTTTATCTTTTATATAATCTTTGAATTTAGATGCCATTGACTTATAAATTTAACTATTTCTTTTTCTTTCCACCTTTACAAGCCATATTTTTTTATTAATAATTAATATATTATATCACTTAATTTACTTTGGATAAAAGGTCAATTATTATTGCTACTATATTCAATAATCCTACAATACTACTAATTCCCATTAATGCAAATAACCATTTCATTGCTTTATACCGATCCAATATTTCTTGAAAAATAGGTTGGTTTGTTTTCCAAAACTTAAAATCGTCTAATGCTTGTTCTGCTCTTTCTATAATCTTACTATCTTTATTTTTTTTCACATACTCATAACAGATATCTGTTTTTGTTGTCATACCCTCTTTTATAAATTGTCCATCTCCAAAAAGACCATTTTCTATTCTAGTCAAGGTTGCCGATTGTAATAAATTTGTAGCTTTCATTTCTGCAATATCTCGCTTGATATCAGAAAAACACTCCGCTATTTCTTGTCTAATAAATACTTTAATATCTTCTTTTTCCATTTTTTATCTTTCACTTAAAATATAATTTTGTGATCCTATCTTAGGGTCTGGCGTTCCTATGAGAACTCTTTGTCCTAAAACTAAATTAAAACTACTAGGATATATAGCATTGGTAATAGACTGACCTGATCCAACTATTTCAACGGAGGCTGTTAAACTTGATGGATTAATTGATTTGATAATTCCAAATCTTAATAAATTTTCAGTTTGTCTATTGACTTTCGGTATTACAAGCCTAACTATTTTCTCAATATAAGCTAGTGCTTCTTTTTCATTATTTATGTTCATTCGAATTTATTAACTTTTAATGTTTCCCTAAATTGTCCATCTTCTGCACTGTAAGTTTTATTAAAATCAAATATTACGTAGTTTCCACTTATACCTAGTCCATCATCTACTAAATTTAATGTATCGTATTGTTCAATCGTAGGTCTATTAGCAATTTCTAATGATATAACTTGATTGTCTTTATTTTCATATATAATTTGGGATTCTGCTTCTTTTAGTGTAGGAGTAATATCATCTGTTATTATATTAATTCTATTGCTATCAGCTTGTTTTAATATTCTAGTATCTTTATTATATGCAATATTTATATTGTCACCATATTTATTTAAGATATATTTTTTACCATTAATATTACTCAATTCTTGTTTAGAGTTAAATGTATAATCTGATAATCCAATATAATGTGTGCCACGATTATCTCCTATTTTATAAATTTCAATATTTCCAGATTTATTATTGACTGCATAACCATCTGGTAAAATTCTGTCTATTAGTGATTGAACTTGAGATCCTGGTTCTATATTTATTTCATCAACAATATCATCTAATTGTGAGATCCTAAAATTCCTAAATTCAGTTGTTATACCTGGTCCTCTGTTTGAAAATAGACCAATATGAACAAGTGTTCCACCAAATGCAATTGATGTCCCAACAAAAGAATTAATTATTTGATCATTAACTTCCCAAACTAAGTTTAAATCGTCTTTAATTAATCTTAGTCTATACCAATTGTCTGGAATTAAATTCCAAAAATTACCTCTATTTAAATAATTATTTTGAGATCCTCCTATGCAATGGTTAACTACGTTATTATTATTTGTTGTAGAATTAGAATAAATATAATTTCCATACCAGTTAGAATCTGGTCCGAATACCGAACTACCCGAATCAACTAATAATCCAAATATTGAATTAATCGATCCTCTAGCTTCTATATCTAAGACAAAATTCCCAAATGTATTTCCAGTAGTTGTTAAAGTATTCCATAATATACTATTACTATCACCACTAATAAAAACATTATTACTTGAACCATAAACTGCACAAGTTCCAGTGCTTAAGATATTGAAGTTAGTTATACCAGATATTTCGGAAGCTATTGTTACACCATTTATCCCGCCCATTTTATATCCACTATTTATAATATCTTCTTTCGTATAAATAGATTTTAATTCTTGAATATCATAATAATCACATTCAACTGAACTTCTAGATGTAACCATATTTAAATAGGCGAATCCTTTATGTAGAGATTTAGGATCGTCACCAAAATACCTACAAATCCCAAGTGAATATGTTTTACCGTCAGTGCTATAATATCCCTTAAGAAGACCTCTAAATTCAGTGAGCATAAACCAATAATTTGTATTAGCAGATATACAATATGACACTCCTCCATAGGTAGTTAGACCACCATCTACCATACCATCCAATATAATTCTTCTAACAGAAGGATCATATACATATGAATAATATTTTGTAAAATTAAAATCATCCAAATGGACAAACATTCCTAAATACGAATATGTTAAACCTGCTTTCATTTTAGTAATTATTCTATAATCTTCAAATTCGTGAGTTGTTAACATGTATTGGCATACATTTACACTTTCGCCATGTAGTGTTCCATTAGTTAATCCAAATATACCAGAGTTAACAGGCCTTGCAGTCCAATTTTGATCAAATAAATTTTGATCATTAAAATCCTCATAATAAGAATATGCAGATTTATATTCTCTTGGGAAATATGAATTCATATAATTAGTTCTCTTTGAAAGTGAATGTGCATTAATTTGAAGAGATTCTCTTAAGGCTCCACCATGATTAAAATCTGATATTTCAAAATCTCCTATATTAATATATTCAGTTGAGTTTCCAATCCCATCAGATTTAACTCCCTGAAATCCCTCTTCTATATGTAATATAGTCCTTGTATCAAGATATGTAGCTCCATTTATTATTTGTGTTGATCCAAAATATTGACAATCCATTATTTAAAGTTTCCTAAAGTTATTGATACTCTCTCATTATTCTGATTTGTATAATCTATTATGTCATTAGAAATATCTAAAGAACTACCTCCTTTATGAAAATCTAATCTTGTAAAAGAACCTATTAATGCACCTATAAATGCACCATATCCAATAGTAAATATTGAAAATAAATTTGATAAACTTCCACCACTAACAATTCCACAATTTATATCATGATGAATTTCTTGGAATTAGTGCTTCCGACATAAATAGGTAAAGACCAATTCTTAAAATCGTTACTTTGTAGCAGATGCATTCCAAAAGTTTTATTATACTGTAAATAAGCACCATAATTACCCATATATGAAACAACATTAGTGACTATAATTGGTAAATAATAAGTTCCTGAAACTCCAACAAAATTACCAAAGCTAATTCTTCTATCCACTTGGGAATTCATATCAATTATTTCCTTATCTTCAAATATATTAAGGCCATCAGTTTCAATCATATGAAGTCCATCACCTGACGGGTTATTTCCACCAATATGTAAAATCCTATCAATATTATCAATTCTTTTCGCCAATATACTTTTCCTAGAACAATATTTTTTATTATCTAATTGTGTAGCTAAATAATTAATCATATCTGTTGACTGATAGATATCTGACGAATAGAGTTTAGTTGCACCCCATGATCCATTATTTGAAATACTCCAAATAATATCTCTATTAGTCATATAACTAGTTAATTCATTTGGATAAATACCTGAAGCATATTGAACCTTAGAAGTAGCATATAATTGAGAATCACTAGTTGCTACAATATCATCAAATTCAATTGATCCACCCGAAATAATTGCTTGACTCCCACCAAAGGTAATTCCATCTGAAGTAAATTTTCTATATATATTAACAGTTGATGTTCCTGGATGTTCCGCGTAATCATTAAAATATAAAACTGCTGTATCCCCATTAATAAATATATCTAATGGAGCTTCTGTTGATTGTAATATAGTAGATGTTCCTTGTATATTGCATGATTGGAATAAAGATCCTGGATCAGTATTATTTGGCATTAAAATAGAAAGTATCCTATCTTTAAATACATATACTTGTCTAAGCGAATCATGTATTTCACCTGATCCATAAACTGTTGAACTTGATCCTACATAATTTAATCCTTCCTGCATAGTAACTCTCAAAGAAGGTGTATTAATTTGTAGTTTTGGTTGTTGGTTAAAAGACGAACTTCCTATTGTATACATTTAAGTTGATTCTAAACTAAGAGTTACCCGAAATTCAGTCCCTACATCTTGTGGATTATTACTATTAAAAATATCTATACCTATTTTACCCATTGGAACAACTGAATAAGTCATTCCGTATGGACATACAAATATTAATGGCATGCTTACTCCTACCCCACCTATATAATTTTTAATATCGGCTAATTGTGAAATTCCTAACCAAGTCGTTTCTCCACACATTGAAGATCCGACCATAATAGATTTTGAATTCTCTAAATATATGCTTAAAGTAAAAGTTTCTGCTGATTTTCCCAAGACTGAATTAAATTGTCTTCCAGATTGTGCTTCTATGACTGAATTTTTCAATCCTAAATCTTCGTGATAAGTATCGGGATTATAGTTATAATATTTATTATCAAGTTGTATAGATCGCATAGGGTTAATCATTATATTCTTGCTAAAAAGTTTGAAAATAAAAATCCAGTATCAGTTGCCTTTGATCTATTCATTTCGCCTTGAACATTAATGTTAACAGTATTGGTTTTTACATTACTATTATTATATATATCTCCTCTTTTGATTTCATCTACGATTTTTTTTGGAATAACAAATTCTCCAGATTGAGCTACGATAGGGACATTACCTCCAGCGATATCTGGAATAAATCCACCATCATGAAACCATGCACTACTTCCACCACTACCTCCCGATCCTAACGAAGCACCAACTGCACCAATAGTTCCTGACCATCCACTACCAGTAGTAGTATTTCCTTTTTTTGCAGTCTTTTTTAAAAATTCATCATAAAGTCTATTAACGAGTTGTAACGATTCAATAAGTAATCTTAATGGTAAAAATAAAGTATCAAAAAAAACACTTAAACCTAATTTCATTGCTTTTGCATCATCGCTATTAATCCACTGGAAAAATGTTTTAAATGCACCGAGTAGACCTTCAACTAATGTTTTAACATCTCTGATTGATTGTTGTCCTTCTGGACTTTGTAACCAATTATAGAATTTTTCTAATCCATTAGCTATTAGGTCTAAAGTCACAATTAAAGCATTAGTAAATGTGTCTTCTAATCCTTTACCTAATTGATCAATCTGATTACCTGTAATTATCTGTGATAAAATTCCTGATATCTTAACAAATATATCGAAAATTCTATTAAGAGAGGGTGATATTCTTTCAAGGACTCTACCAAAGAATTCAAAGGTTCCTATTAACGATCCAATCATAAAACTAGCTAATGATGAAAATACCTTCATTAAATTATCAAAAAATATTTTTACATCTTTGTTTTGCATTAATTTTCCTAAACCTGATTGTAACTTGTCAAATAAAACTATAAGTTTATTTATTATCTCTTTTGAAAAACTCATAATACCTGTCGTCTCGACAAAATTTGCACTAAAAATATCCCAACTATCACCTAAATTAGATGTAAGTTGATTAAATGTTCCTGCTTGATTTTTATATGCTTCAAAAAATTGGCCACCTTTATCATTAGCTTTATCAAACATCTTTGCTAACATATCAAATGTGACACCTTGATTTGAAATAAAGTCGTTTAATGCTTCACCTGTCAAACCTGTTTGTTTTTTTAACATATCAAATATCGGAATTCCTGCGTAGGCAAACTGTTTAATATCTATCATTTGTGCGTATCCTATTGCTCCAACTTGTTGTAGATTTACTACAATTCTACTTAATTCTTCTTGACCTCTACCCATAGCGGCGAGACCTTCACCAACATCCAATATGAAACTTAATGCTTTGTCTCCATTTTTGGTTATAGCAGAAAGCATTTGGACTGATTCTGTTAATCCTGTAATTGTAAATGGTGTTCTTGCGGCTTCAACTTTAATTTTTGTCATGATTGAATCGGCTGCTTTTGCACTCCCTAGTAAAGTAACAAAACCCATTTTCATACTTTCTAAATTCGCTGCAACCTGAACCCCCTGTTTAACAAAACTAATTGCGGAATCAGTAGCCATCTTTATACCACCTGCTACTAATTCAATTCCTTTAACAAATGCTTGACTGGCTACGTTTGCACTAAACATAGAGCCAACAAGACTATTCTTACCAGCTCCATTTATAGCACTGTTAACACTATTGACCTGTTGTTGTGCTTTTTCAGCACCATCAACCTCTATTTTTATTTTGACTTCCCCTGCCATTCATTTATTAAACTCATAATTAATAGATCGTTCTCAAGTCTCTTACTAGGTATTTTGTCATATTCTAAGTGTGTATATCCAAATTCTTTTCTATATAAATATTCTCTTAATTCATCTGGAGGTTTATGATTAAATTCCAAACAAGATATAACCTCTTCTTTTAAATTGTCTTGCCTGGTGTTGTAAAAAAACTCATTGCCGTTTCCATAATCCAATTAGACAATAAAGAACTTAATTTATTATCTAATGTATCAGCATTAATTGGTAACTTATTACCTTCTTTATCATACAAATTCCAATCTAAAACAATTATCTTAATCATCATTTCTCCATACTTTAAACTTTGTTCTTTATATTGTTTTGATTCCTCTTCTGACATATTATCCTTATCTTTATTCATAAAAGATTTAATATTTTCAATTTCTTTTTGAATCTCTTTTCGCTGGATTACTGGAATATCTGTCGCAAATATAACTTTAATTTCAGGTTTAAATGTTGGACTTTTTTCAACAGATCCATATGAGTCCTCGTCTGTTATTATTACTCTGTTAGTCATCTTAATTAATTAATAAATAAATAGTCATCTTATATTTCAAATATAGGAGGTCGAAGATGACTCGAAGCGACCTCCTATTTTTGGCCATTAGGATACACTTATACCAGCAGTTAACTGTGCAAACCACAATGAACTTAATCCTGGATCATAAATACCATCAAATGAAAATTCCTCTATCGATAATTCGCCATTTGCATAATTTCTAACACTTTTAGTAAGTTGAACTCTTGGAACATCAATTCTTAGCATATAAGGTGTAACTCCTGCGATTAAACCTCTATCAGATGGCATTACTCCTTGAAATCTCATATAGAATTCACTCGCACCATAATTTGCATCAGTCCAAGAAGTCCCAGAATGAAATATTGAAAAAGAACCTTTAATAGTTGGTATTTTAGGATCACTTCTCGCTGGATCAGCACTACCCGATAAAAACGATGTCTCTAGTTGGTTATCATATGATAAATTCCATTGTTTAACTGATTGTGTTATTGGTGCTGTTCCTATTGTATTACCTGCATTAATTGAAACCGTCCAATCTGCAAATGTAAATGGTTTTACTGTTTCCCCAATATCTGTTTCTGGTATTGAAGCTCCTAATCCTCTTTGTTTAGCAATAACACCAAGTGTAAATTCAGTTAAAGAATCAGAACTTGTAATTTCTAATGATTTAGCTCTAACACCATTATATCTTTCCTGTGAATCTACTCTATCAATATTAATTGCTTTTGATGTCATTACTCCATTAGAATTTTGGTAATAATTAAATAGAGTTCCACTTGCACCTACCGATGATCCTACACTTCCAGTCGATCCATTAACCCATCCTAATATATGATGTGCATTTCGTGGTGTTAAAAATCCAGTAATATCTCCAGTATAATTATTTTTTACGCTAACCATTCTGCCTCTTCCCTTTGGAGTTCCACTGGTTTCTTCTACTAATAGCTTTTCATTTTCTTCGTTTAAACTTATATTTCTTATATGAAGTCTATTAGGATCTCCAGCTAAGGAAGCACCCCAAGAAGTCTCCTGAATAACTGTTATATCTTTGTATATTAATCCCATTTCAATTTAATAAAAATTAAGATAAAGGTTGATTATTTTGTTCCTCTTGAATTAAAGTAATTTTTGCACTTACAGCACCCTCATAATCAGAATCTTTTGAATCATACTCAATAGACATATTCCTTTGTATAGTTCCATAATCTCTCATATTATTTCTTAATATATATCTTATTGAATTTGTTTTTAATGAACCATCTGCATTCCTACCATCAATTACTCTTGTTAAATAATCTGATGCTGATTCTCTACTCGCATTTATATATGCTTCTGTTTTAAAACTTTTTAATAATATTATTTCAATTGTATTTACACTTTCATCTATTGTCCCAGTTGTTACTGAACTTATTTCAGTTGTTCGTGGTATTACTTCAATAACACCTTTATTTAATACATCAATACTTAAAGAATATGAATGACCAAAATAGAAATATTGGACATCCTTTTTATCAATATTGTTTTTTAAATCTTCTATTATTTTATTTATTATATTATTCATTTTATTATTACCATTCCTGCCTTGTGAGCTTCCATTTTAAATGCACCTGCTATATGATTTTCTATTTCTAAACTTAATGCTTTAACACCTTTCTGACTCATACCTAAAATTCTTCTTGCTGGCATATTTTTAGTCCCAAACTGATGATATTTAGATATTTCACTTTTATTCTCTGAAGTAAAACTAGTCTTTGTTACCTTAGTTGTAAAAGATCCTTTTAATTTACCAGTTCTTACTAAAATCGGTCTTGCTCCATTAAAACCTTTTCTTATTCTATCCTTTTTAGTGCTATCTTTTAGTTTCTGCCATGAAGCATATCTTGTTGTTGCTCTCATTCCTGGCAACCTAATAAAGTCACCACCCTGATATATTGCTCCTTGTTGTTCAAAATTCTTTTTTTGTTCTTCTCTAAGTAATACTCCAAATTTAGTAAATGGTTTTGTCCAGTCCTTTATAGCAATTATTCCGTTATTTAAAATTTTATTTAATTGATCTAATCCGTTTTTATCTACTGTTATTTTTATCATCCTTGTGTTTTTTGATAATCTGAATTATAAGTTCCAGGCTGTTCTGTATTTACATCTTGTTGATATGGTTTGAATCTAAAATTCTCTTCCGTAATATCATATAATCGACCTCGTGTTCTACCTCCAGATACAAAAGTATTATCTTGACTGTTTACCCCATCATCATTTCTTGGAATTATATTTCCATTATCATCAACTATTTGATAATTAGCCGAACATATTAATCCAATCTCTCCAATATTTTCACCTGAACCCATTAATTGTTCATATAGTTTATATCCATCCGAAGCTGTATCTTGTGAGCCAGTTCCGTAACCTCTCATGAGCAAAAATGCAGAAGCAAGTCTTGTTGCCATATTTTCAATCATCGAGGGAACTGGGCTTAATGGTAAATCATAACAAAGACTTAATCTCTGATTAACTGATGATTCAGCTCTTTTTCTTGAATTTTCTATATCTAATGATGGAATACTTGAACTTGCATATGATACTGTAACTGAAGAGCCAACGTCAGGATTTTTTCCTAATACTATACATCCTATTTCTGGATCAATTGATACTACATTCATTCTTGAAGATCCATTTATGCCACTTAATCCACACCATACTTGAACGTCACTAACTCCTGCGATTGTATTTCCTGTCCCAAATTCAGGGACAATCTTTATATAATCATCAGAACTTACATAAAAAGCAGTAACTCCAGTAGCTGGAGAATTTAAAAATGGTTGTTTCATATATCGAGATTGAAAACCACTCTCGACCCTTATGTTTTCGTGTGTAGTAAATGGCATATTTATTATTTAATTTTCTTTTTGATTTTTACTGGTTCATCTTTTATATATTCACTTACTGATTCTTCTAACAATTCTGCACTATGAATATGTGCATGAGCCATCAATCTATTATAATCTTCATCTGTCTCAATAATAACTTGTTCAAGTGCGTCATTAGCTCCATGTTGCCAGACTTTGTATTTATTCATTCTTATTTCCTAAAATTTAAGATTTGGAGGTGACTTTTACATCACCTCCATTATTCATTTAGACATTTGGATATAAAGCTCTTTGTGAAGAACTATCTGAAGGTGTAAATGTATATGCACTCGAACCATGCAAGTTTATACATCTCCAATCTCCAGGATTCCAATCGAATCTACCAAATACTCCAAATAGAAATTCATTTCTCATAAATCCAGTATATGAGTCTTCTAATTGCTGTGTATATTCCAAGTTATTAAATCCTGGACTTACACTGTGACTCAATACAATTACTGGTTTTGTTTCAGGATCACTTAAATCTGCTGAGAACCATTCAGTATTTCCAAATCCATAATCAAATTCATTCAAAGTAAAAGCTCCACTAAATACGTTTGTAGTCATTGTGCCTTTAACTGTTGATGCTTCGACTGTAAATTGTGAATTAGAAAGTTCACGAGCTGATTTTGCGTTTGCAGAACCTCTTTTTACAAAAATATCGGTCAATTTCATACCAATTGGTTTTCCAGTATCAGAAGTTAATTCTGCGTAATGTGCCATCTCTAACTGTAAGATTGTTGCATCCAATTGAGATCCGCCCATATGTAAATTAGATTGAGTTTGACCATGATCGACTCCATTACTATCCTTGTAAGTATGGAATTTATGGAATAATTGTTTCCCATCAAAACCGATAATTGAAGTCCCATTATGTAGAAATTCAAATGTTTCAGCTTCGAGTGAAGATTCAATTACTCTTCCAAAATTCTTAACTTTGTTTCTTAAAACACCACCTGATTGATCATCATCCAATACGGTTCTTTTAACCGAGATTGTATATTCCCAATCATCGAGGGTCATGTTTTGTTTATATTCATAGAAAGCTTTTGGCTGTCTTTCACCACGAAATCTTCTTAATCGACCTTTATCACCATAAAATACTTCTTGTTTGGCATTTGAAGTTGTAGGAACAATTCTAATAATATTGTTATACATTACATTTGAACCTACTTCTTCTCGACCTTCTTTATAGGCGACTTCAAGGTCAACAGCTAGACTTTGTGGAAAATTGTCTTTTGTTAACATTGTTTTAAATAACTAAATTAAATAGGATTTAACATCCTTGATTGACCTATGATTCCTATTGCATTATCAATTCTTACTCTATAAGTGCTTGATGTAGGAATTCCTACAATTTCACCTACGCAAAGAGTTGCATTTGCACAAGAAATACCTACTGTTTGGTCATCAAGTCCCCATGCTTGCTGACCTATATGACAAGTTTCACCAGTTCCATTAGCTGCAAAAGTGAAAATACCTCTTTTCCAAATATTTAAAACTGCTTGGCTTGAACCTAAACCTGCTGATAAGTTAACTTCATTAGCTGCTACTCCTAAGAAGTAACCACCAGAAGCTCCAGTTACTGCAAGTGGTGTAATTGTATTAAGACTTATACCTTGTTTCATAATTAACGTTTCTTTGTAGTAGTGATAACCACTTCCACCAGAATACGCAACTATTTCGCCTGGCTGTCTTTCACCATCTCTATTTTGTGATGCTGCTGACATTATATTAAATAACTAAATTAAGATTTTTTAACTATCTCTTTAATTTTAGAGATACTTTTTGTATATTTTTCTTCAAGTTGTTCTTGTGTCCAAGATGGATTTTGTTTTCTCCACGTATCCATTAATTGAACTTTCATTGGTTCTACTTCTTCGTCAATAGCTTCGGCATTAACACCTTGTTCTCCAAAACTAATTAACTTTGGCATTTTTTCAAAAAGTTGATCAAGTAATTCACCTGTCGTCTTTTTAGAACCATCTGCTAAATTAATTACTGTACTCGAAGATTGATATAACATTTTTACTGATTCCTCCATTGCTGGTGTTACCTTTCCTGCATCTCTAAGATTAATATATTTAGAATTAGCTTTTCCTAATGCAATCTCGGTATCACGAGTTTTAATTTGTTCTTGTAATTCAAGAATTTGTTTTTGGAGTTCGGCACTGTTTACTGTTTCTTCCGAAGTTTTTTTAGGATCTTCCTTATCTGGATTTTCCTCTTCGACTTTGGTTTCAACAACCACTGTGTCTTCTTTTTTTACCTCTACTTCCTTAGTTTCTGTTTCTGTTTCTTCCGAAGTTTTTTCGACTTCAGTTTCTACATTCTCATCTTCTAATTCTGTTTTGGATTTATCTTTTTGTGTCATTGTTATTTCTGATAAATTAATTAAATAATTAACTTTATCCTTTAGAGGGATAAAATTATTTAGACCTTTTATATAGGGATCTACGACTAAAGCTATATGTTTTAGTGTTGCACCAATAACATTACCTGTTTCGTGGTTCTCATATGATTCATCAATTGAAGCAGAAACATCATTGTATTTTTCCAGATCTTTTTCTTCTACCTCAAAAACAGCATTTAAACCTGAGTCATCAGCATTTAATTCTTTTATATTTTTTGAAATTATTAGATCTGTGTTTGCTTCAGCATCATTATTTGAAACATGACCACGAAATACTGGAACAAATGGAGTATGTTTGAAGTTTTCAATTAATTGTTTAACATAATCCTTAGTAATGCTTAGAACACCATTTTTTGCATTAGGATTTTTCCATTCACCGTATCTAAGGATTTGTTTTGTAACTGTTTTCTTCACAAAAAAAGATGTCAAAAGTAAAATACTTCGACATCTTTAATTTAATCAGTCAGTTAACTATATTCTTAGGTATTTAATTTGTCAAGCCCAAAATTTAAAGCAGATACTCCTGCGATAATTTGTTGATCTTGAAGACTATTGATACAACCTTTTTGAAAGTCAATAACAATCCTGCCAGTTAAACTTTTGTCCATATATTCCTTACCTCTTTTAACTATATATTCCCAGTAGGTTTCTTGTAGCTTATTCTCTAACTTATTATTAAATCTTTCCATATCAGCCAATATAACAATTATGTTTTTTTAAATTATCTTTTGCCCATAAAGGTTGTAAATTTGTATAATGACAAGATAATTTAATTTCATCTTGGTTGCGCAGATTGAACCACGACAAGGGTTTAATGTGATCTATATGCCAACCATAACGCCCATGATTATACCAATTCATTCCCCCTTGAAACTTACTTTCAATATAACTTCTAAAATCCCTATAATCACATCCCAGTATTTCAAATGGTTTAAGGTTTGATGATTTTTTATAAATAATTGCACGACTTATCAACCTTCTAAGTTTTCTTTTAAACATAAACTCCTCATCAGTTAAACTTTTCATTTTATTGTAAGATCTGTTCCATATTCTATTTCTTAATTTATTCTCGGGTTGTTTCATATATTCTTTATACCTTTCTTTTACGTAATCTCTTTGTCTATACTTCTTCATAAATATTCTATTTTTCTTACAATGACTATCTATGACATAGTTTCTTTTACGATATTCTCTCATATATACTTTTTTATTATCGCTTTGATTAAATTCTTCTATCCTTTTTCTTGCCTCTGGTCTAGACCGCAAATCCTTAGTGCAACCTTTGCAGGCTGATGCGTATCTTTGTTTATTATATCTGTTATCAAAATAATTATAATATTCGTGTAGACATTTCTTAACTTTGCAAATTGAACATTGTTTTAATTGATCAGTTGTCTCCATTTTTGAACTTGATCTTTAAGATTAAATTTTTGTGCATATTTTCTATTCTCTTCTATTGCATTTTCAGGAAACTTATCCTGTCCTACTTTTTCTCCTAATAGACCATCAAAATCAAGATAATTATTAACTGTTTCTGTTAATGCACCAATCCTACGAACCAAAGGAATACTATTGCAATATTCTGATTTGATTGCATTAATACAAAATAATTCACTATCTGGATTATTAAGTGGTAAACACCAATATTGTGACTTCCAATAATATTTTGAAATCTCATCTTGACTAACTTGCCCTAAAAATTCAATCCCCTTCTGTTCCATTAATTTCAACATATGATTCTTCCAATCTAATAATTTAGGATTATTCCTAATCATTAAATCAATAGTATTCCATCCATACGTTATATATAATTTTTTTAATTTTAATTTATCCATTACTGTTCCCCATACTGAAAGTAGTTGTTCAAGACCTCTATCTAATGAAGAACAATAAAGCATACTTCCCTCTTCTTTATCAACCTTATTTCTTTCAAGTCTTTCAAAATCTGCCCATAAATATATCTTTTCTATTTTAGGACTCTTAGGCATCATTCTACTTGTATGAAAATCTGAAATTGTAACAACCTTATCCACTTGTTCTAATTCCCAATCTTTCCAATTCTCTATTTCGGTAGTGAAATGGATTATCTTTTTAGCATTAATTGATTGTTTAAGTATCTCTCTATTCTTAAATGAAATAAAAATGTCAAATGGTTCATATGGTCTAAATGAGAGGTGTTCTTGGTATTCTACACCTTCGAATTTACCATGTTTGCCATTATGATAGATTATTACTTTATTATCCTTTGCTAGTTCTTTTGCTAATTCAATCATCTTTTCTTCACTACCACCCGATCTATTCTCTAAACTATCAGCACTCCAACCTCCTAAAACTATATTAGAATATATTTTAATTGTTTTCATTTATTTAGGTTTAAAAAGTATATGTATTTGTTCATCAATAATAACTGACTCTTTTATTTCTCCATATTTTTCTATGAGTTTTTCAAATTCTTCTTTTGAATATAATCTTAAATGTTCTTCATTTCTTTCAGAATCTTTTAATCCATGTCTTCCATTAATTTCTGGTGTTGATACCATTATATAAAGTCCCATCTTGCAAAGTTTTTTTAATACTAAATCAACATCTACAACATGTTCTATTACCTCTAACATACTAACAGTTTCTGAAAAATGTTCGTCAATCCATTTATCATCTAAATCCTCAATATATGAACAAATAAATTCACAATCTAAATCTGCTTCACTCGCTCTCAATTTTGCTTCATCAATAGCATCTTCAGATGGATCAACACCTATATAATCGATACCTTCGGATTGTAATGTTAATCCCATATATCCATCTTTACAACCTATATCCAAATGTTTTTCACTACCCAATTCGTATATTTTATCTCGAACCCAAGCGATACGTGGTAATATTCTGTGAGCATAAAAAGCGTTCTTAACATCCATAAAATGACCATCACTTTTGGAATAATATTCTTTATTTTCTTTTATATCTAAATACTTGGTATTCTTAGTTTGCATTTTCTATATTTAAAAAATATTCATTTGATCCTCCACAATGAGGATATTTCTTATCGTTAATTTTCCATCGAGGTGGTAAATCACAATCTAACATATTGTTTTTTGTCAATCTTAGATATCTTGGTCTAGCGGGACTTTTTTCTAGTATTGAGTTAAGTTGATCAATATTATTCGGTGTTACCACCTCAATGTTTCTTAAAGAAGATATTATCTGTTCGTCTTCCAATGCAAAATGTGTAGTTCCTAATTGCCCATATTCATAATCTAAACCCACACCAATTATTGTTACTGGTAGATCCTGATAACATAAATTATTTCTTATCTGTTCTAATGCCCTCAAATAAAATGAACACATTGTATATGTATAAACTTTCATTCCACTTAAGGCTAATCCAGAAGCAATACCAATCATAGATTGTTCACATAAACCTACATTAATTAACCTATCCCCCATTTTTTCCTGTAATGGTTCAAGAACTCCAAATCCTACATCAGCAGTTAGAAAATATGTATTTTGGTCATCTAATTTAATCAATTTTTCAATTAAAGTTTTTCTCATTAGTTTCCATCATAATTAAATCTTTTATGGATAAATATATTATTAAGATCTCCATTACATCTTGCTAAGTCATAATCAATAAGTATCTGTTTTTGTTCTTCTATTACCGTTATTGGATATGCTTCAATAATTATTATATCTGGTCTTACATCTGAAAATTCTATTAATTCTTTTAGTATCTTAGTATCAGAACCTTCAGTATCTATACTCATTATTCCAACTTTATTAATATTCCTTTCTTTTAAAAACTTCGATATTCTTATTGATTTTTTATCACTAATACCAATCTCAATACTATTTAATGTCCAATGATCTTGATTTCCTCTTGGATTATGTTTGATTACATAATTGTATTCTAAATCTGAAATACCAATATTAATACATTCAATATCAGTTCCATTATAAAATTCCTCTAATAATTTAAAAGGTTCTGGTGATGGTTCAAAAAGAATCCCTCTAAATTTATATTTCTCAATAAATAATCGGCTATTACTAAATAGAAGTCCATCTCCTGCACCAATATCAATTACTAAAGGTTCTATCTGATATTTTTTAACTAGATTTTCTATGTCTATATCTTCCCCATGTTGTGCGTAACTCATTTTTTTATTAATTCAAATAATCCGAAATTACCATTAGGTTTATATACTTCATAACCTCTTAATTTACAGAATTGATCAACTGATCTTGTCACCCCATTATGCCCATAATCATGTCCTAGAATCTTATCACAGGTAATTTCACACATTAATAATTCCATTAAAACAACTGGGAATGTATGATCTCCATCAA